CTGACTATGCATGGAACAGAGGAGAGGATGTGAAAATCATCATCACCTGCCCAGAGACAGGAGAGGAATTCATTGCTGATACATGGGATGAGGCTAATGCTGAATACAAGCAATGGTGCAAAGAGGAAGGAATTGAAGTAGAATTATAATTACAGAAGAGATGAGTTTATATGAGAAGTTAAGCCCAGAGGCTTTGAAAGTGTTAGATCAGGAGATGATTAAGTATCCAATACTTACCAAAAAAGTAATAGACTCCTTGAAAAGGAATGAGTATGTCGGTGATCTAACGATTAATCAGGCTATATCTATTGGTTCAGCCTTTGGCTTTGAGACTACTGCTATGAATCTTTTTAATTTCTTTGAGTAATGGGATATCTAGATTGGGAGTTAGAAAGCCATCAGTATTATCAAGATACTACTTGTGGAGTTTGCGGAGAGTGTACTGATCCTGATTACTATGATTGCAGGTGCGAGGAAGAAGAAGAAATACATTTGGGTATCTAGTGGTGGTTCGCTAGATGGTTTGGTTGAGGAGGTCTGTGGTGGATCTCCTCTTTTTTTATCCCTATTTTAGCGAATAGGGTTTTTTAATTATATGAAGAAGGGATATTATCAAATTACAGAAGCACTTGAGAGTGCTGCATCAGCAAATGATCAGATCAACCAAGTAACTTGGGGAGATATCTTTGATCTAGATTTCAGGAAGCAGGATATGTTTCCTATTGCTCATATTATGACAGGGACTGCTACATTAGGGGAGCGTACTATTACATATGAGTTTGATCTTCTGGTGATGGATATTGTGGATTATAGCAAAGAGGCTAAGGATCTATATGAGGGGAATATGATGAAGCAGGATATCTATCATAGAACACTTGGAGCAATATCTGAGATCCTAGCTACCTTCAGAAGAGGAGCAGAATATGATGCCTACTTCAGATTGATTAACGATCCTATTGCAGAGCCTTTTGATGAGGATATGGAAGCTAATATATGTGGATGGAAAGCCACACTACAGATAGAGGCTATAAACCCTAATAACATCTGTTAGATGAAGGGAGAGAACACTAAAAGAGTATTAGATAAGTTCGGGAAGTATCTGGTAAAGGAGTCAAGAAAGAACCTTACTAGAAAGAAGAAGAATGTAACCAATAGCCTGTATGAATCTCTAGACTATGATTTCAAGGCTATGCCTAACTCTTTTGAGTTTGACTTCCTGATGAATGAATATGGTGAGTGGGTAGATAAGGGAAGGAAGGCAGGAAAGAATCCTCCATTCTCACCACTAAGGAAATGGGTGGAGGATCGCAGAATACAATTCAGAAGCAACAAAGGTAAGTTCCAGACTTATGATCAAACTGCTTGGGCTATAGTCAAGAGCATTGGTAAGAAGGGAATACCTGCTTCTAACTTTTATTCCAGACCATTTCAATTAGGATATCAGAAACTACCTAATGAGATTGTAGAGGCTTATGCTTTAGATGTAGAGGAGTTTCTAGAGTTCACAATAGACAAATTAAACAAAGAATACAAAGATGGCAGTAATTAGCCCTGAAGGATTAGTAGCAGCAAGATCACCTCTGTTTTTTACTTGGGATGGATCTAACAGAGATAGACTTGATGTGATGGAGTTAGAGATCTATGCGTGGAGTGGTGAGAAGTCTGCTAAACCTTCAACACCAATATATACCATTAACAGATCTTCTGGATTCGTTGATTTCTATCCTACGGCAGACATTGCTCCTTTGCTAGAGAATGAGTTTGTAAATCGGATCTCAAAGTTACATAACGATGGGATCGTATTTAACTCTCCTGATTCGCAGTTATTTGTTCAGATAGATTACAACTTAGATTGGTTTAATACGGAATCTTCTCCATTAGGAGCAGGAACTGATACAGGATCAACAGAGATCTTTATAGTAACATATGGCTACGGAAAATTTGTAGAAGGTGCTAACCATAAGATACAAGGACCATTCCTTCAGGAGAAGATGAGATATGCTTATGAGAAGGATGCGTTTATGCTTCCTATATATCTAGGACTTCATGGAGAGGGATTAGATATTATCTATGGGTATCGTGATCGTGTGATAGCAGATGGAGGATCTGTTGAGGCTTTGTCTTGTTGTAATATCGGACTAGCTAACATTAAGGTATTGAATGATGATGGAACTAGCTATCAATATGCAGTAACAGAAGCAGATGTATACGAGACTAAGGCAGAAGAGCGAGTTATGTTATTCCCTTCTGGAATTGCGAACCTTTCAAATTGGAAGGCTAATCAAGGGTATGGGGGAACAACACCTTATAATGCAAGTTATTATGATGTTCAGTTATTGGATGGGTTTAATAGTGTGATTGATCAGGTAAGAATCTACAACGAATGTGAGCCTAAATATGATCCTGTTTCTCTATACTTTGTGAATAGATATGGAACTTGGGATTATGTAACCTTCTTGAAGAGGTCAGATGTTGATCTCAATCTAGAGAAGGAGACATACAGATCAGCAATAGGTAATGCTTCAGCCTCTGGATATACTTGGGGAACTCAAGCCAGAGGAATCAGATCATACAATCACGAGGTTACTCACAAGATGAGTTTAAACACAGGCTTTGTTTCTGAAGATTATGCAGAGGTTATGGAGCAGCTCCTGATGAGTGAGTATGTGTTGATGGTATATGATCGCACAACTGAGAGATCAGGAACTGAATACGACATATCTCAATCTCAGAGAGCAGTAAACATACAGACCAATTCATTAAGACTCCAGAAACATATCAATGATCGCACTATTAATTATAGCATTGATATTGAGATGGCGAACCCTGAGAACGCAATGATATGATAGAGATCTATATAGGATCAGAGAAGATAGATACCTATAAGGATGAGGATGTGAATATCACATTGAGCATTCAGAATGTCAGGGACATATCTAGGCTCTTCACTGATTACACTCAGAACTTTCAAGTACCTGCTTCTAAGATTAACAACGCAGTATTCAAGCATTACTACAATGCGGATATCTCTGGAGGATTTCAAGCCTCATTAAGACAGAACGCTACTTTGTTTATCAATAAGGAAGTTTTTAGAGAAGGATCTATTGAGTTGATATCTGTAGATATGACTAAAGGGAAATCCTCTGCTTATGAGATTGTGTTCTTTTCAGCAGGTGTAAATCTAAAGGACTTATTTGGAGATGATGAATTAACAGATCTTGATCTATCAGCATATGATCATGCTTATTCTGGATCAGTGATTAGAGGAGCAATGGAAGGAACTACTGCTCTTCATTCTGGTAATGTTATATACCCATTAATATCTCCTGTTGGAGATTGGCATTATGACTCTTCATCTTCAGATCATAGTCCAAATGATATCGCCTATCATAGTCAGAATGATGATCACGGAATTAACTACTACGAGTTAAAACCTGCTATCAGGATCAGCAAGTTGATTGATGCTATTGAAGCAAAATACGGAATCACATTCACATCTACCTTCTTTACAGATTCTAAGTTCACGGATCTATTCCTGTGGGGACATAGAAGAGAGGGATATATGTTCAAAGATCAGGCTAATGGATTTACTGCTCAGAAGATAAACTTCACCTCATCCACAGGATTGTTTGATGCTACAACGGATCTCTATACAAATAGTGCTTTTATAACATCTCTGATCTGGAAGTATAGTATTACATCAACAAATGACTATCAAGTGCATTGGTATGTAAATGGAGTATATGTGATGAGCAGACAACATTCAGGGAATGTTACCAATGAAGAGATATATTTAAATGCTTGGCTTAAGGGAGGTGATGAGGTTCAGATGAGGTTCTCACCGCCTATAGATTGGGGAGGAGAAACTATAACTATTACAGGAAGCAATATATCAGGAAGACCTTCAGACCTTGCAGCAGATGTATTTACGGCTACAACCAGCACATCTCAATCATTTACTACTGATGTGGTAATGAGTGATCAGATGCCTGAGCAGAAGGTTTATGACTTCTTTCTAGGTCTAGTGAAGATGTTTAATTTAGTGCTTGAGCCTACAAGCAGAACGAAGTTCAATGTAGAACCGCTAAATGATTGGTATGCTTTAGGATCTAATTATGATGTTACGGATCATGTGGATGTTACTTCAGAGAAGGTAACAAGACCTGAACTATATAAGAGGCTATCATTTAACTATCAGGAGTCAGGATCATATCTAGAAGAGGCTTATAGGAACACCAACGGAGGAGTAGGATATGGAGATGTGAGAGCAGACTTCACCTTTGATGGAGGCGAGTTGAATACCGAAGCAACATTTGAGTTAATGAAATATCAGAAGCTAAATGATTTAAGTGGAGGTGTTACGGCATTCCTAGTAGGAAAGAGTGTTGATAAGGAATTAAAGCCTTATATCGGTCAGCCTGTAATCTTCTATTCGCCTTCTACATTGAGCATATCTTCTAAGCCAATAGGATTCTTAGATGAGACAGGTCTAACAACAACTGCTTCTAACCAAGTATATCTATGTGGGAATATAAACAACAGAGTTGCAGCAAGTGTAACACAAATGCTAACCTATGGGCTTGAAGTTGATCCTCTTCACGAACAAAGTTTTGTACAGACCTTATACAATCAATTCTGGGAAGATTATATCACAGATCTCTATTCAACTAGCAGAAGGGTATACTCAATGAAGGCAATCCTTCCTTTTAAGGTCGCTGCTCAGTTAAGGATGAATGATAAGTTAGATATTTCAGGGAGGAGATACATCATTAATCAGATCCAGATAAACCTCAGAACAGAGGAGGCTACTTTGGAACTTCTAAACGATGTGTGATGGAGTTGGGTTTTATAATTGAGCAACTTCAGAAAACAGATGCTATTGATCAGGATATGAGTATAGCAAAAGGAGAGTGGAAGATTATCACTAAATGGAGTGAAGCTAAAGAACAAATTAGATGTCAGTTAAGAAAGAAATAGAAATCAATGTAAATTCTAAAGGTGCTAAGAAGGGCATTGATGATGTTAGTAATAGCATTGATGGTGCTTCAGAGGCAACAAGTGGGCTAACAGGATCTCTAGATAAGATGACAGGCGGTGCTATCTCAGGATTCAAGGGCGTAGTATCAGGAGCGAAGAAAGGTGTAATGGCTATGAAGTCTCTGAAGGTTGCTATTGCAGCAACAGGGATTGGTGCTATTGTCATTGCGGTAGTAGCCTTAGGAAAGGCATTCACATCAAGTGAGGAAGGTCAAAACAAGTTTGCTAAGATCATGGGAGTGATCGGATCTATAACAGGAAACTTAGTTGATATTCTTGCTGACTTAGGAGAGAAGTTAATATCAGCATTTGAGAATCCTAAACAGGCTCTAATTGATTTCGGAAATCTTATAAAGGAGAACATCCAGAACAGACTAGAGGGAATGCTAGAGTTTATCCCTGCGGTGGGTGAGGCTATAAGCCTTGCTTTTAAAGGAAAGTTTAAAGAGGCAGGAAAAGTAGCAGCAGATGCAGCAGGGAAGGTTGCGTTAGGTGTAGAGAATGTTACAGATAAGATTGCTGATGCTACTAATAAGACAGGAGAGTTTATTGCTGAACTTCAGAGAGAGGCAGTTATAGCAGGTCAGATCGCAGACAAGAGAGCAGCAGCAGATAAGAAGGAGAGAGCATTAATTGTTGAAAGAGCAAAGGCAAATAGAACTCGTGCTGATCTTTTAGAGAAAGCCGTTAATAAGGAACTATTTACTGCTGAGGAGCGTATAGCGTTTCTGGAACAAGCAGGTCAGTTAGAGGATGAGATAACTAACAAGGAGATTGAAGCAGCTAAGTTAAGATACGATGCTAAGGTTGCTGAGAATGCTTTATCAAAAAGCACAAAGGAAGATCTAGATGAAGAGGCTGCATTAAAGGCTAAGTTAATAAACCTTGAGACTGCTAAATTAACAAAACAGAAGTTAGTAACATCTCAGATTGTAGCTGCTAAGAAACAACAGGAAGCAGAAGAAAAGGCTATTCAAGCAGAGATAGATAAAACAAATGCTGAGAGTGCAGCAGCCGAACAAGAGGCTATAAAAGCAGAAGCCGAAGCAAGACAGAAGATTCTTGAGGCTACTTTAGGAGCGCAGGATCTAGAGTTGATGAAAGCGAAGGATAAGTATCAAGCACTTATTGAGGAGGCTGAGAAGTATGGTATTGACACAACCAATCTAGTAACTGCTCAAGCAGAGGAGATCAATAAGATCAATGCTAAATACGACAAGGAGGATTCTGATCGTAAAAAGAAGAAAGCAGCAGATGACCAAGCGGTTCAGGAAGCTACCTTAGGTGCTATATCAGGAGCATTAGGATCTTTAAGTGAATTAGCAGGTAAGGATGCAGCGAGTGGTAAGGCTATAAGTGCTGCTCAGGCAGTAATCAATACTTACTTAGGTGCTACAAAGGCATTAGGTCAGGGAGGTATTGCAGGACCAATTGCTGCGGCAGGAGTGGTTGCTTCAGGTATTGCATCTATCAGAAAGATATACGCCACTAAGATTCCTGCAACGGCAGGAGGAGGAGGAGCAACAACACCTAGACCACAGGTCTCAGTACCTAGTATAAACCCTAGATTATCGTTTGATACTCAGGCATCAGATCTAGGTAATCAGATCAGTCAGTCATTGGATAGATCTCCTGTGAGAGCGTATGTGGTTAATCAGGATGTGCAGACTGCTGAGAAGATGGATAGAAAAATAAAGGAAACGGCAACAATAGGATAGATATGAAGTTTTTTGAATTAGTATTAGATGAGGAGAAACTTCTTCATGGGATTGATGCGATAAGCATAGTTGAGCATCCTGCGATAGAAGAGGATTTTATCACGATGAGTAAGGATCACAAGTTTGAATTTAAGGAGATAGATCAGGAGAAGAAGATTCTGATGGGTGCTGCTATGATTCCAGAGAAGCCGATCTATAGAGTAGATGGTGATCAGGAGTATTATGTATTCTTTACGAAGGAAACGATCAAGAGAGCCTCTGAATTATATTTGATGAATGGTAAGCAGGGAAATGCTACACTAGAGCATCAGGAAAAGATCTCAGGCTTATCATTGGTTGAGAGTTGGATCATTGAAGATCCTGAAAAAGATAAGAGCAGAGCCTATGGCTTAGAGTATCCTGTGGGAACTTGGATGGTAAGTATGAAGGTTAATAACGAGGATATCTGGAATGAGTATGTCAAAAGCGGAAAGGTCAAAGGCTTCAGCATTGAAGGATGGTTTATGCAGCGAGAATCGGCTATTGAAATCAATACAGAACTATCTAGAATTGAATCAGCAGAAGCAGACCACTTGCTCTCGCTTTATCTTCTGGGAATAACTAAGGGAGTTCTAAAGAACGATAAGAGATACAAGAATGGAAAGAAGTTGGAAATGGAATCATACAGAGACTATCCTGATTCAGTTTCTAACAACGCAAAGAAGGGAATTGAACTCAATGAGAAGCAAGGGAACAAATGTGCTACTCAAGTGGGTAAAGTCAGAGCGCAGCAGTTAGCCCAAAAGCAACCTCTATCAGTTGAGACTATTAAGAGAATGTATTCTTACCTAAGCAGAGCGCAGGAATATTATGATGAGGGAGATACCACATCCTGCGGATATATCTCATATATGTTATGGGGTGGATTATCTGCTAGGAGATGGGCTGAGAGTAAATTGAAGGAATTGGATCAGATATGAAAATGACCCAAAATTGTTAATAATAGTTGTTTAATTAGAAAAGTTCAGAAAAATGAATCTACAAGAAGTGTTCAAGAAAATTGAAATGGCTCTTACTCCTCAAGATGCTGCACCTGAAGTTCAGGAAGTAAATGAAGAAGTAAAAGTTGAGATGGCTACAATGAATCTCGCAGGAGGTGTTGTAGTAGAAGCAGAATCATTTGAGGCAGGTGAGAATGTATTCTTACTAGGTGAAGATGATGAGAAGGTAGCTGCTCCTGTTGGAGAGCATGAGTTAGAAGATGGTAAGATCCTAGTCATAGAAGAAGAGGGAGTTATTGCTGAGATTCGTGAGGCTGCTGCTGAAGAAGTTGTTGAGGAAGAAGCAACTGAAGAAGTTATGGAAGAGGAAGAGATGGCTTATGTAAGCAAAGAAGAGTTTACTGCTGCTATTGATGAGGTTAAGGAAATGATCGCAGCAATGATGCCTAAAGAAGAGCAATCTGCTGATGAAGTTTCTGAAGAAGTTGAAATGAGTACAGAGCAAGAAGTTACAGAGGTAGAAATGAGTGCTGATGAAGTACCTGCTGCTAAGAAGGTCGCTGCTGCTCCTGTAGATAAGAAACCAGATATGGTGAAGTTCAGCAACAAGGCTGGTGCTACAACCTTATCTCGTGTAATGAGTAAATTATCCTAATTTAAATAAAGAAGAAAAATGGCTACAACCACTTCAATCACTACCACATATGCTGGTGAATTTGCAGGGAAATATGTTTCTGCTGCATTATTGAGTGCCGACACTATTGAGGGTGGCGGTATTACTATTAAACCAAATGTTAAGTTTAAGGAAGTCCTTAAGACAATGAACTTGGATGCAATCACTAAAGATGCAACTTGTGATTTCTCTGATACTTCTACTCTTACTTTGGCTGAGAAAGTTCTAACTCCTAAAGAGTTGCAAGTAAACTTGGAATTGTGTAAATCTGACTTTGTATCGGATTGGGAAGCAATCTCTATGGGTTACTCTGCTTTTGATGAGTTACCTGCAAACTTTGCAGATTACCTAATCGGTTATGTTGCTGCTAAAGTAGCTGCTAAGAATGAGACTAACATCTGGGCAGGTGCTGATGCTAACGAGGGTGAGTATGATGGCTTCACTGCTCTATTGGCTGCTGATTCTGATGTAGTAGATGTAACAGGTACTTCAGTAACTGCTGCTAATGTTATTGATGAGTTAGGTAAAGTAGTTGATGCTATTCCTGCTGCATTGTACGGAAAAGAGGATCTATACATCTATTGTTCACAACACATCGCTCGTGCTTATGTTCGTGCTTTAGGTGGATTCGGTGCTAACGGCTTAGGAGGCAATGGTGTTGCTTCTAATGGTACTACTTGGTACAACGGAGGCGATCTAGCCTTTGATGGTGTTAAGTTGTTTGTTGCTTCTGGTATGCCTACTAACGATATGGTAGCTGCACAAAAATCTAACTTGTTCTTCGGAACAGGATTGTTGAGCGATCACCAAGAAGTTAAATTACTAGATATGGCTGATCTTGATGGATCTCAAAATGTTCGTGTCGTAATGCGTTTCACTGCAGGTGTTCAGATCGGTATTGGTGCTGACATTGTATACTACACTTAAGAAGTAGTTTAGTTAATAATTAAGGGGCAGGTAGGCTAGTGCTTGTCTGCCCTTTTTTAATAAAAAAATATATGGCTTGTTTATTAACAAAAGGAAGAAACGAACCCTGTAAGGATGTAGTAGGTGGTATTACTGCCGTATACTTTGCAGACTTCGGGACATTAGGTGCTATCACCTATGATACAACAGATACAGATGTGATTGATGCATTTGGTGGTACTCCAGATTGGTTTAAGTTTGAGGTAAAAGGAAACTCTAGCTTTGAGCAAACAATCACTTCTACTCGTGAGAATGGTACTACTTTCTTTGATCAGACATTGAGTCTTACATTTAAGAAGATGAGTAAGCAGACTCACAATGAGTTAAAACTGATCTCGTATGCTAGACCTCATGTAGTAGTAGAGGACAATAACGGAAATAAGTTCTTGATGGGCTTAGACTATGGTGCTGAGGTTAATGGTGGTACTATCGTTACAGGTGCTGCAATGGGAGATCTTTCTGGTTATACTTTGACTATGAATGCTCAGGAGAAAGTACCTGCTAACTTCGTAGATGCTACGATTACTGCTGATGCTTCAGTGATTGATGATATCTAATATCTGATCTTTATAGAATCAAAAAAGCCCTTCCATTACGGAGGGGCTTCTTTTTTGGTAGCAATGCTACCTAAGAGAGATGAACTATGCAAATGTAACCATTATATTCCTTTTGGGTTTTATAATTAGATGATAATTGTAGAAGAAAATACAACTCCACAGATAACTATGTATCTCAGGGATTTCACAACGGAATCTTTTGAGATGGAAATTATCTCTGAGAGTGAAAGAATGGAGAAGGTAGATACGGCAATATCTGGATCGTATGATGATTTCAGAAAGGTTCTAACCTTCTCTTATGATGTTTCTGCTTTAGTAGCAGAGAGTTTTTATGTAATCAAGATTTGGGAAGTAGGCAAAATCAAACTACTTTCACAAGACAAGATGTATATCCTTCCTTCAGGATCTTCAGTAGGTACTTATCAACCTAAGTTAGCTACAACAGAGAAAACGATGGATAACGAGTTTAAGATTTATGGAGAATAGTCAGTTCAAGTTCGTGCAACTATCTAGTTATACTAGTCCTGTTGTAAGTGAAAATGCAAGAAAGGGTTGGGTAGAGTATGGAGATGATAATGATTATTTTCAGTACCTGATAGATAGATTCAACGGATCTCCTACAAACAATGCAGTAACCTCTGGGATCATTGATATGATCTTTGGACAAGGTATTGATGCTACAGATTCAGGTAAGAATCCAGAGGGATATCTTCAGCTAAGAAAGTTGATCAAGGATGAGGAGTTGAAGAAAGTGATCAATGATTACTATATGCTCGGAAATGGTGCTTTTCAGCTAATCTATAATCAGAACAAAAGCAAGATTGTTGAGGTATACCATATGCCTGTTGAATGCTTGAGAGCAGAGAAGTGTAATGAAGAAGGAGAGATTGAAGCATATTACTATGCTTATGATTGGGATCAGGTTAGAAGCAAAAAAGGTGTTGATCGCATTCCTGCTTTTGGCTATGGCGAACAAGGAGATAAAGTTGAGATCTTATACTTCAGACCTTATCGCAGTGGTTCTTACTATTACTCCCCTGTTGATTATCAAGGTGCATTACCTTATGCAGAGTTAGAGGGAGAGGTAGCGAACTACCATATCAATAATATCAAGAACGGACTTGCTCCTTCCATGATCGTAAACTTCAATAATGGAGTTCCACCAGAGGAGGAAAGAGATAACATTGAATCTCAGATTAAGCAGAAGTGGGGAGGATCAAGTAATGCAGGGAAGTTTATTCTTTCCTTTAATGATTCAGCAGATACTGCTGCTTCTATTGAGCCTGTTCAGTTATCAGATGCTCATAATCAGTATGAGTTCCTTTCTAGAGAATCACAACAGAAGGTTTTGGTAGGTCATAGAATCACTAGCCCTATGTTATTTGGTGTTAAGGATCAGACAGGTCTAGGTAATAATGCTGATGAGATTAAGACCGCATTTACTTTGTTTGATAATAGTGTGATTAGACCTAAGCAGAATCAGGTGATAGATGCCTTAGATCAGATCCTAGCCTTCAACAATGTTTCTTTGAATCTATACTTCAAGACTCTTGCTCCTTTAGAGTTCACAGAGGTTGAGGATGTAGATGATCAGGAAGTGGTAGAAGAGGAAACAGGAATTAAGATGGCTGCAGATCCTGAGTTCACGAAAGAGGATGAAAAGAAATGGTTAGAATACCTTGCTGATAAGGGAGAAGATGTAAATGAAGAGGAGTGGGAACTAACTGCCGTTCAGGATGTGGATGATCCAGATAATGAGGATCAGATCGTAGAGGCTATCACTTCTGTGAGTATGGCTGCGGTGAGTTCATATGGTGATGCTGAGGAGAGATCTTCAGGCGATGCAGGTATGTTTAAGATTCGCTATAAGTATTCAGGATCATTAAAGGATAATTCAAGAACATTCTGTGTTGAGATGGTGGGCTTATCTGATACAGGGAAGGTCTATAGAAAAGAGGATATTAATCAAATGAGTTTCTCTGGAGTTAATGGTCAATTCTCACCTAAGGGAAGAAGCACATATTCTATCTTCAAGTATAAGGGAGGAGCGTATTGTCATCATAAATGGCAGCGATTGATTTACACTAGAAAGAGATCAGGAGGTAAGTTCTTACCAAAGAGCGAGACAGAGGCATTAGAGAACGATAAGAAAGTAGCACCTTCACAGGCTTCGGCAGCAGGTGTTCCTCAGAGCAAGATCAATCCTAAGGATTATGATATTGCAAATACTCGCCCTATTGATACACCGACTAGAGGAAAATTGAACTAATATGGCACAGATACTATTTGTCAGCCCTGCTGATGTTATAAAGAGAACAGGGATTAATGGGAATGTTGATCGTGATCAGATGATTCAATTCATTAAGATTGCTCAGGATATCCATATTCAAACTATTTTAGGAACTAAGCTATTTAATAAGATAGCAAGTGATATCAATGGTGATAGTTTATCGGGAGACTATTTAACCCTTTTTACGAACTATATTCAGGATATGGTGATACACTATGCTGCTATAGAGATATTGCCTTATATCCACTTTAAAGTAGCAAATGGAGGTATCTACACTAAGGGATCAGAGAATGGTCAGAGTGTAACTAAGGAGGATCTTGATTATTTAGTCCAGAAGGAAAGAGATGTTGCAGAGCATTATGCTCGTAGATTTGTAGATCACATGGCGTTCTACAACTCAAGATATCCAGAGTACAACACTTCATCTAATGATGATATGTACCCTAGTAAGAATCAAAACTTCAATGGATGGGTTTTATAGTTAAGCAGACTTACAAACCTAAGATGGAGAATATCCAGAAGTTAAAGAAGTATCTCATGAAAAAGAATAAGAAATGAGTTGGGGAGCAATATATGGAAGCACTTGGTGGGGTTCACAGAACACTATCAACTTCAATGAGATTAGCTACTACATCTATGCAGTAGATGAGTTAAAGACACGAGCATTAGCTGATGGTGCTATTATGGAAGCCTTTGGATGTGCGAGTGAGGCTATCCGTACAATGGGTGAGAGAGATTCAGCAGAGGCATTGTTTAATGCTTACAACACAAGAGTTGTAGCCGATAGCGGTACTACACAAGCAAGAATCTGTACTATTAAAGAAATAAGTTTACTACGATGAGTTTATATAAAGATGCAAGTTTAGTAATGATACCATCTGCTTACAAGGATGGGAGATTATATAGTATAAGACCTGTAGAGGAGTTAGGTGATGAGGAAGTTACTAATGGAGACTTTGGTAATGGAAGTACAGGTTGGGATGCTGTAGGTGATGTAACTATCGCAAATGGAGTTGCAACTTTTGAGGATAGTGGCTCAAACACAAATAGTGTTATAGACCAAACAATCTTAACTGCATCTAAAACATATAAAGTTGTTGTAGAGGTTTCAAGATATGTTCAGGGAAGAATGCAAATAGTTGCAGGTTCTAATACCCACAACATTGATATCACTGATGGTGTAGGAAACTATTCAATCTATTTAGAGTCTGTTAATGGCTCACTATTTAGAGTTAAGAGAAATGGTGGTTATCCTAACTTTGACTTTGATGTAAACAATGTATCGGTCAAAGAGGTAATTACTGCAAATGGGGACTTTACCTTTAGTAGGGGTTCAAATCTTGCTGCTACGAGGGTAGATGTTAATGGTCTTATTGAGAAGGGTAGAGAGAATCTCTTGCTACAATCAAATCAGTTTGATACTACTTGGACTGATAGTGGTGCTAATGTTAGCGTGACATCAGGTCAATCAGGCTATGATAATTCTACTGATGCTTGGTTATTAGATTTAGATTATACAGGAGGCGATGCTTATTTAAGACAAGAAAAATCTATCTCTGGTGTAAACACCTTTTCTATTTACGCTAAATCAGGAAGTGCTGATGGTATTTATATAGAATTTGCAGCAGGGAACTTTCCTAATATCAAGGTTGATTTAACTGATGGTAGTTTAATATCAACTAACGGAACCATTGACACTAACATTGAAAGTGTAGGAAATGGCTGGTATAGAGTATCTTTTTCGGTTAATCAATCGCTCGCAAGGGTAAACATAAGGTCAGTAAACGGAAGCGGAACAAATACAACAGGAACTATTTACATCCAAGACGCTCAACTTGAAGCAGGATTAGTAGCAACTGATTACATTGAAACAGGAGCATCTACTGCACAGGCAGGTATATTAGAGGATATGCCTCGTTTGGATTATAGTGGTGGTGCATCTTGCCCAAGTCTAAAACTTGAGCCTCAACGGACGAACTTGATTGGGCAGTCAGAATACTTTGATAGTTGGACTAAAGTTGGTAGTCCAACGATTACAAATAATTACGGAATAAGCCCCGAAGGATTAACAAATTCAACACGACTTGAAACCACATCGGATAGAATTGCTTATGACCTTGTTACAATAAATGCTAACGAAACTTTTAGTATCTATATGAAAGGTTCGGGTACTTTGAGAATGCAAGTAGGCGATGACAATTTTTATCCAAGCGTTACGAGTGATTGGGTTAGATATGAGTTTAAAACTACTCAAGTGGGCAACAGAAATCTTCAAATTAGGGGTAATGGTTCAGCAGTAGATGTGGAACTATATGGAGCGCAGTACGAGCGAGCTTCCTACCCAACAAGCTACATCCCTAACCATTCGGGCGGGAGTGTTACGAGAAGTAAAGATGTTTGTAATAAGACAGGCATAAGTGATTTGATTGGGCAAACACAGGGTACGATGTTCTTTGAGATTGACCAACCATATGCTGATGGGGTAAATGGTGCTTGGTCTATTAGTGATGGTAGTTCTTCAAATCGTGTTACAATGAACACACTTGATGTTAATGCGAGTACATTTACATTAAGCATTGCTGCTAATTATGCAGGAGGTTCTACAAATGTTATTTCTACCAATACAACATACGGACTTCATAAAGTCGCTATTCAATATACTGATACTACTTTAAAAATCTTTGTTGATGGTGCGGAAGCAACATCGGGTTCTACTGATGGATTTGGTAACTACACTAATTTTTATTTAGGTGCAAATCAAGTAGGAACAGGAGCGGATGAAATAAGAGAATTTAAACAAGCAGTCCTATTCCCAACGGCACTAACTGATAGCGAATGTATCGCCCTAACAACTTTGTAAGATATGAGCATTTACGATAAAGCGAGTCTTGTACTCATTCCTTCGGGAACAAAAACATCAAAGGTCTATTCGCAGAAGCCTGTTAGTGGTGATGGTGATTTTACCTTCTCTCGTTCAACTGCGGCAACTCGTGTTAATGCAGATGG